AACTTGATAAGTGCCTAAGCACTTCATGCCAGCATCATTGGCGTTGATAATGTATTTGTTCTTAACGTTAAGAGTGTAAGTTCCATCAACTGTCTCAAACTTATCACCCTTAACATGTTGATGCATATCACCTTCTACTAAAAGGTGAGCATTACCAACTACATTAATGCAAAGTCGATCACTCAAATCTTTTTGATTAACATCAACTTTTGATCCTGCCTTGACGTTAACATGTCTTGCAGCAATAACATTAACATCTCTTACTGGTGAATGAACTTGGACATCACCGTTAGCAAACATCTTAATGTATGCACCAGTTAATCCATGCCTGAGGTTAATATACTCATTACCCTCAGTTTCATTCATCTCCCACTTGTGACCAATAGAAGTTACCTTCTGTTTATTGTGGGGATAAATGCTTTGACCGTTTTTATCACTTTCATCTAGTGTATCAACTGCATCTTTTGTTTTTGGATCCAGTTTAGATGTGTCTCTTATTTTATGTGCCATAATTATACTCCTGGATGACCAACACAGTCAATGATAGTTCTATACTCATCATAGTTATTAAGGTATTCCTGGGAATCTTTTCTAGGAATAAATTTCAAAACAGGTTTGATAACTGCTTTTCTTTGAGATCCTAAAGATACGGTACTACCACAAGACATATAGATCTTAGGCAATGCAGTAAATCCAAATCCTTCCTTCAAAACTTCAACGCCAACTAAGAATCCATCTTCAATAATGGGTCTCAATTCTGGAAGAACAACTTCATTAACTTCATTATCTCCTGGTTCTACAATGATACCGCAAGTTTGGTCATATCCACCACCTGTCTTAATTACAATTGGTGGGTTATTCTCAGTGATAATACCTAACCAGTATTGATTACCAGTGTATATTCCGTGAATATTATCATAATTTGGATCTCCATTTTCATCTGTAGAAGTAATATCTGCAGTTGATACAGATCCATCAAACCAAGGATATCCACCGCCACCATTCAATACAACAATATCTTGAACTCCGCCATTAGAATCCAATGTTGCAGTAACCTCAGCACCACCACCCCATCCAGGAGCAGGATAAACAGTAACGTTTGGTGGATTATCTAAACCAAATCCAGGATTAGTTACAACACCACCAACAACCTCACCATAACCATTAATTACTGGCACCGCATAAGGGGTTGGGTTACTTGGATTATAACTTGGTTGTGGATATGGACTGTAATTACTCTCTTCATATAAAATTTCACTCCCCTTCAAAGTAAACTTATCGAGTTCATTTTGAAGTCCAGTAAAGAACATATTTGGAATCATTGGGAAGTTAAATGATGTTGCTTTATTACAATCTAAAGTTCCCGACACAATATTACCGTCACTGTCTCTAATCTCAGTTCCTTCAATTGATGCAAGGAACGAATCAGATCCATAAAGACCAGTGTTAACTTCATTTGGCAATCCACCAAATGTCTCCAATCGATTGAAGAAAGCATTAACAGAATTGTCTGGTCTATCACCAACTCCAGTGGTGTAATCACCAATACCAATAATACAAGCAAGTTTTCCATCACAGAACATTGAAATTAGATTTCCAATCTGTTGAACGAAATTAGCATCAAATCCACCAAGACCTCCAATCAAAGAAGTAATCTCACCAAGAGAACTTAAAGCAGATCCAATTGCACCTTCAATTTCTTTTACAATACTCTTCAAGATGTTGCTAACTTGGCAGAATGCTGTGTTAAGAACATCCTCAACCAATGCAGTTAAGATATCGAGAATCAAACCATATACTTTTTCAAGTACAGTTTGAAAAATACATTTAATAATCTCAAACAAAACATCGGCAAAGGTCATTCCAGCAGTAATTGCTACACCTCTCCCAGTTGGTGTAGCAGTAAGTCCTGTAATAATTGGAAGTAATGTTGTCTCAAATAATTTCTTGAGTTCAGCAACTACAAGAGTTTTGATATCACCAAGAAGAGAATTGACTGCATTTGCCAATCTACCAAAGTAACCTTGAATGAGAGAAGCAGTTGTTGTAATATTACCTGTTAGTTTATCAACTAGTACACCACCAACAGATTCATTTTGACTTAGAAACTTAAACAGATCTCCTAGAATTCTAGAGATCTCATTTTCAGGTCTTGGTCCACACTTTCCATTCGCAACAGCAATTACTACCTTTTCATTTTCTGATTGACGTTGATCAGCATTACTAGCAGTTCCCCTATTAGAACCACGCCCTGAAGCACCATGTCCACCAGGAGATTTATTCTGCTCTCTTGTCTTTAATACTTTCTCTACTGATGGAAAATTATTTGTGCCGCCAATATCATCTAATCTATCTTCGTATGGTTGGTTCTTATCAACAATACCCAATGATCCCATGACCACTGGTTGTTGAGCACTTTCACCATCCATAAAAAGACCAAGAACCCACATGCCATTTTCCAGACCATGAGTAGATCCAGCACTGTCTCTAGTAATCGTTTCAGTAGTTGGCATCATAACAGATGCCCATGGAAGATCCTTAGGAGGTAGATCCTTTCTACTCCTAGTGTGATATCCCATGATTCGCACTTTCACACGATATGACTCGTCTTTGTCTTCGACTTTAGTTCCATCGATGAGGGTATCTCCATCACCTTCAACCTGACCTACCCAAAGACGATTACCCTGTGCGCCAAACCAATAGTTAGATTCTAGTGTTGGTGCTCCCCCTAACATAGTTATTAATTATCGTGGATTTTACATTCTAATGCGCTTGGATTCTGATCACAATAGAGTTCAAGTGGCGTTGGATCATGATGATCACCTGCGGCAATGTCTGCTTTGTGATGCTCTACGTATTCCTCTAAGTCGTGCAGTTCTTCTTCAATATGACGACGTTGTTGTGGAGAGGTCATAGGATTCTGAAGAATCTCTTTGTCCTTCTCAATATGGGTTTCGATGTTTTCCATTTTAGAGTCCGAATGAATCTCGTATAAGTGTAAGGTAAGTTTTTAACTTGTCTTCGCCTCTTGTATATAGGTGAGTCAAATCAGCAATTATGTAGCGTCCTGAGTGTTGTGTATCAATCTCTCCTTGAGAATCGAAAAATTCGATGAACACGGGATCGCCTGCATATAGATCCATATTACCAACATTACAGGTAACTGTCAAGACCTGACTCATAAAGATGCCTAATCTAGATACCGATTGCAACACAGTTTGTCTAAAAATCTCAGCATCTTGATCTGCACTTTCTCCTGATCCAGCAAACAAGTCCTTATTATATGCAACCAACATATTTCTAGTTGCATATTTACTATGAACTGCTGGAGATTCTGGAGCAACTGGTTTTAAATCTTCATTCATAGCAGCACTATTCATTGAAGGTAGGTAATTACTGCTGCCTATTTTATTCCAGGTTGGATACAATTCCTTCAATGTATACTTTTCTGTGGTCATATTACAATTGACAATATCAAAGAATTCAATTTGCCCCGAATAAAACCCTCTATCAAAATTTTCAACCATATCAATGGTATTGACAAATTTAGGATTTTCTACCCTAAATGCATCTTGAGTAACTCCAGTTCCAGTGCCCGTAGTTAGAGTTACTTTATGTCCAGTTTGACCAGAAATAGTATCCACCGAAACATAATTATATGCCCTATAAGTTTCATAAAATAAGAATCCAGCACTAGTATACTTGCCACCTGATTTTGTGGACTTCTGATCATCACCAATAAACTTATTTCTTGCCCAAATTAGTACATCAAGAGGTCTTGAACTTGGTGGAACAAAGGTAATCTTATTGACGCTTTTTGTTGCTGTTACAGGTTTCTTAGTATTGCCAAGTTCACCCCCAATGATATCCTTAATAAGAGCAGGAGCATCTACACTTGAGTATTTCTTACATACTCTTTTTTGCATAGAAAGAATTGCATCTTGTCTACACAACTCAACAACAAAGGATTTACCAGTATCTAAAATATCTTTACTATGAACATTATATGCGTACAGTGGACCATTAGTTGAGTTCGCAGTAAACTCAAACTTTACTCCATTTTGAGTATCAGTAAAGACAACCTCAAACATTTCCATACCAACAAGTGCATTGGATATTCTACTTGTGGTATCCATAATCTTGAGAGTTACTGTCAGAAATTTGTCAAACAATCCTTCTCTATACTCTAATTGAAGAATAGATCCTTTGTCAATGTAAACTGAAGATCCATCATGGAACATCACTCCCACAGAATCGATTTGAAAATTTCTAATTTGATATGGGGTTGTCATAATTAACTTCCTGGTTGTTGTGGTGCTCTTCTGCCTGATGGAGTAGGAGTTACAGGCATTTCTGGTTTAACTTGTGGTGCTGGTGCTGGGAACATCTGAGGGAGAAGTTGTTGGAAGATATTCCTTTTAGGAGCAGCACCTGGTGGTGTTTGATCTCTTCCAGTTTTTGTTTGACTAGCATACCAATCTAGATCTGCTTGATTTGGAGTTAATCCAGAAACTTTCTTTGGTGTTTGCATAGTAGCACCCAGAGAAAGCAGATCTTTATTTCCTGCGGTATTGAATACGTGATTTCCAAGTTGTACATTATTTACATTCTGTGAAGCATCATTAAATGCATCACCAGTTCTAAATCCAGTGGATGCCATAACTTTATTAATTTGATCTTCACTCATACCTTCTGCCTTTAACGCCGCACGCATTCCACCACCATCTCTTGCAAGAGATAGTGCTTCCTTTGCCCTCTTTCTTTCTGCATCAGATAAATTTCTATTCAGTTTTCCTTCTCTTACTGGTTGATATTGATTTTCAGCATCAATAACATCTTTTACACTACCACTATCTGCCAAAAATGTACCAGCACCGACTTTGCCACTTTGAATAAGTCCTGCCCTGTTCATTACAGATTTTGCAACTGCTGCCATTCCTAACTTACCTTCACCACCCGCCTCTGCAATCATTAAACGAAGTAAGTATTCTTCTTCATCATCGGTTACACTTACGTCTCCACCATCTCCTCCAGGGGTAGATGGAACCCTAGGAACCTCTGCTGCATTTGCTGCTCCACCAAGTAAACTATTAAGAATGCCCTCAATAAACTTTTTAACCTTTTCAAAAACATCAGTGGTTTTACCAAGTTGCAGATTCATACCACTGAGTCCAGAGGATTTAGCAACTTCATTATAAATGTTCTTGATGAATTGCTTTCCAGAATCTGGCAAAAATGCAGAGAATGGGGAAAGGATACTGTTAGCAAAAGAAAGGACTCCAGCAGCAGCAACCTTTTGAGGTAAAGTGATTGCAGAAGAAAGTGGTTTAGTTAATTTTTTTACTACTGGATTCTTAATAGGTGGTGCGGAAATAGGTCTGAGTGGTTTGTGCTTACCCTTCACAAATTTACCACCTACTGCTGCTGCCCTTAAAGGCATTGGTTGTGGTCCTCGATAGTCAGCATCACCAGGAATACTAGTATCTCTTAATGGGACAGGGGTAGGTGTAGGTGCCTGGGGAGTAGGTGCAGCAGGAGCAGGTGCAGCAGGAGTAGGTGATGAAGGCGCAGGAACTGGATCAGGTGTTCCAAGTCCCCCAGATTGGTCTGCAATACTTGTTGGTTCCTCAGGAACTGGTTCTGCTTCTAACGGTGGTTCTTCATCTAAATCCTTTTTAATTTCATTAGGAAATAAATCTAAGAAATCCCACCATTGATTATCACCTTCATTCTCCCTATCTCTTTGTAAGAAAGGTCTCAATCCCTCAATAACCAACGGAAGAGTCATCATGATGGCACCACCAATTAAACCATCAATCAAACTCTTTTTGAGCATTCCTGGTTTCTTTTTCTTTTTATCTTCTAAAGGATTTAGTTTAGAAGAATCATCTTTATCTGAACTTTTTTCAATTTGCTTTTCTCTTAACTTTGCCTCAAGAGATGCAGTCAGACGCTTGTCAATCTTTTTCTTAAAGGCAAATCTTTCTTTAGTAACTTTGTAAAGATCAAATAACGCCTCTCTAGTTTCAACTACGTTTGTCATAATTTCAGTAAGAGATGCACCAACACCCATCTCTTTGGCATCCATTCTAGCACTCTTTCTTTGAAGTGCTTTTTTGCCTTTGGTTTTTCTTCTCTTAGTTTTGGCAGGTTGTGGAAGAGGATCACTTTTAACTTGTTGGATCAACTCATCTAACTTTGTTCCAAGTTGATCATTGACTTCAGATTCCCAGGAATCATCATCCGAAGAACTTGATTTCTTAGGTGGTTCCTTTGGACCCTGCATAGGTTTTGGACCCTGCATTGGATTTGGTCCAATTGGTTTTTTATACTGCTGTTTTGGGGGTTCTTTTGGACCAATTGCTTCTGGATATTGATCGTATCCAGCAATTCTCTGTTTTACCTTTTCTGCTTCCTGCCTCTTAAATTCTTCAAATGCCTGCTTCTGCTGTGCGATTAATTCATCGACAGCATCCATAATCTTATCAGATGTTTCTTCTAAAGCATCTTCAAGTTTTTGTTCTTGTGCTTTTGAGAATTCTTTCTTATCATCTACAAACTTATCTGCTGCTTTGTAGACAGTGGTTTTACCTTCTGATGTCTTACCTACATCCTTATCATCAATTAATTTAGATCCCTTTGGTTTGGATCCAAGATACTCAGATACAACCCAAGTTTGGTAATTATACAGAGCTTCTGGATCACCTTGATTCATTTGAGGATACCCTCTGGGATCCTTCTTCATATTAGCAATAATCTTATCTGCCTCAGCGCCAGAGACATTAACCATGGAAAAGTATGAGGTGCCCGATGCATCTTTTCCACCAATAAGTTTTGCTTTAAATCTATCCCAATGAGCAGCACTAATCTTTGCTTTATACCAAGGTTGTTGTGGATCTAGAGTCCCTGCTGGTGGTAATGAATTATACATGACTTATTAGTTACCTATTACGCTTGCATGACCCCATGCTGGACTATGGGTTCTACCAGATGCTAAAGAAAGACCGCCAAATGGAATGGGCATTGGAATGAGTTGTGGCGCTGATTGTGATGGTTGGGATGCTTTTCTTGACAGGAAATCCATAAACATACCTTCTTCCGCAGCAACGTTAGGATCTTCACCTACTGTAGTATCTTTATTTATTGGAGTCGCTGGAGTTGATGCTGCTGTGTGTTGCGCTTGTGCCCTTGCTGCAGTAAGAGGTGCAGAAAGTTTATTCTTTGCGTTTCTTACATATGAAGTTGGATCAACAATTTTTCCATCTTGATATACCTCAAAGTGTAAGTGAGTTTGTTCTCCACCGCTACTACTATAGTACTTGTATAATTTTCCAACTTCTTGACCACCATACACTTTTTTTCCAACTCTAACATTTGAAGATGGGGTGATGTGCAGATATCTCGTTGATAATCCATTTCCATGATCAACCATCACTTCTCCATATGGGTAAACATTACTCGCTTGAGCAACAGTTACTGTTCCTGTTTTATATGCAACTACTGGTGCTCTAGAATCTGCTCTTGAGTGTTCTGTAATATCAATACCTAAATGTTTTCTACCCCCACGTGCAGCAGTATCACCAAATGATTGGGCAGAAGTTCTACCACCAGCAGCGTCAGCACTAGCAAGTGGCATAAAAGTATCACCACTAATTGATCCAGTATAAGGATCAACTGCCGCTGGTGGTCCACTTGCTGCTTGTGCTGGTCCACCCAAAAAGAAATTAGTAACACCTTCAGCAAGTCCCATAGCACCACGCACTAATGGATTCTCTAAAACATTTTTCTTAATCCAATCAAAGATCTTTTTAATTGGTTCCAAAATACTTTCAAATCCTTCGGTAAGGAATTTTATAACTTTATTAACAATATCACCAATTTTACTTCCAACTGGTTGTATGCCTCTAATATTATTCCCTTTCTGTACTGGTAAATCTTTAACTTCAGATAATTCTCTGATAGATGCTTTCGCCTTGCTACCAATTCCAGTTTTATCCAGATATTCTTGAACAGAGGAAATTAATTGCCCACTTCCAAAATTCAAGAACTCAAGTGCAGTTTCAGATCCTAAGAAGTATGCAAGTTTACTTTTTGGAACGATGAATTCCTCCTCACCCCCATCTCCGACAATAACCATCTGTGGGGTATTGCCAGTTTCCATACCTTCCGCCGCTGCAGCAAACCCAGCACCAAATCCAGCATCATTTATGCCAGTGCCATAATCTTCGTATCCCTTAACTGTAGCATCGTATGTTTTTTTAATACCCTCATTTCTCTCTTCTTCTGTCTTACCTGTCATTTGAGAGACAATACTTTCCCAGGACTTTGGAAACAGTTCTCTTAAAATATCAACAACAACAGCAACTAATCCTATAAATGGAATAGCACCTAATGCAGACAATGCAGCACCTTCATAATCACCCTTACTCCAACGTTCTACCATTTCCCAAAGAGCAAGAACAGTACCAAGACCAACAACTAATCTAGTAAGAATTTTCTTAAGTGCTAATTTCCCACCCTTTTTAATTAAAATCTCTGTTACTTTTCTACCAATTCTACTTTCTATTGCTTCTCTAAACCACTTTGTTCCTGCTAACCAAGTAATAAAATCATCATATAATTTTTGTGCAGCACCTTTTAATTTATTAAATGCTGCATTTGCACCCTCTTTGATTTTTGCATAAGTTTGTGGATCAGTAAGAACTGCTTTCCACTTTGACCACCTAGAAGCAATTGCTTCTCCAATCTGTTGACCACCCTTAACGGCAGATTGAATGCCCCCCATGACACCCATTCTTGCTTTATTTAATTTTTGACCAATACCTGAAAATCTATTGAGAAATCCAAATCTATTTCCTCCCCCTGGGACAGGTGGTTTACCACTTGCTTGGGAGATCATTTCTCGTGAGAAATTATATACTGATCTAGCAGTATCCCATCCCTCACTTACAATTTTCTTACCCTGATTAACCTTCTGACCAACAAACTCCCTACCTGCCCTAACTCCAGGCTCAGCAAACTGCCTTACTTTAGTGGCACCAAAAGTAACTGCATCTTTTGCTTTTGTAAGTGCCTGTTGAGTTTGCAGTAATGCCTTCTTTGGATTCTTAACTACAGTTTCAGCAAATCTTTTAGTTTGTCTAAAAGGTCTTGTTAAATTTCTTTGAGCACGTCGAAATCTTACCCCAATGTTTCTCTTGATTGGAGCAATAAATCTTCTAGCTTGTCTAAGGGGTTTAGTGAAGTTTCTCCACTGCCTTTTTATATTAACATTTACTCTTCTCTTAAAAGCATTAACTCTTCTTCTCAGCAATCTTAACCGAGAACGTACTGATTTAGGAACTAATTTCTTATAAAGTTTCTTTAGTGTCTTCTTTACAAGATTCCTTAATTTATTTAAAAGATTTTTAAACCAAGGAGAATTCTTTTTAGATAATTCCTCTTCTTCTCTCTTTTCCTGAGAGTTATTACCCTTTTGCTCAGAAGTTTCATCCTTATCTAATAATGATTTAAGTTGAGATAACCTCTCCTTTTCATACTTCTGTATTTTCTTTGCAAGTTTTAAGTTTAAAACTGCAGTATTTCTAAGACGAAGTGTTTCCTTTACAAGAGTCCCTGCTTTAGGTTTCGATTCTTTTTTAGGATCCTTTTTTAAATCTGGAGCAGTTGTCTTCGTCCCTCTCAAAGCGGCAACAGGATTCGCACCATACACCGAAAGTATGGCATCATTATATTCAGTTAATCCTATTTGCTTTGATTTCATTAACTTTGGTGTTTTTGCTGTTCGATTCTTTGTCTTTCCTCTTCCAGATACTGTTTCAATAATGCAATGTAAATGTCTTTCTCCCAAGGAATCAGACCATCAAGTTCAGTTAAACTGTACTTATGATGTTGCATTAATGAAAAATTAGTTCTGTAATAATTCTCTAAGGAATTATGGAAGAGGCTTATCCGAAAAAATTAGCAAGTCCTTCAACAACATAGGTTGATTCAACCTGAGTATTGGGATTAGTAAATTTAACCTCATGCTTTAAAGAAGGCATGGTTTCAAAGAACTTTTGAACATCATTAAATTGTTTGCTACTCATGCTCTCAAGGAAAGATACAAATTCTTCAGAAGTTGTTGTTGAACTATCCCAAACATCCTCTTCATTGTAAATCTTTTCAATAGAATTTGCAACAAACTCAAATGTATCATTAATATCCTCTTGAGGTTTAGTAAAACTATCCAAACCAGGATACTTCATCTCTACCCAAAGATCATCAGATAATTGAATTTTATTAGAGTGATCTTTATCAAATTTTACCTTAACATCATCAATGTTGATGTTAATTCTTACTTCAGTTTCTCCATCATCTGGAGCAATCACAATGAGTTCAATTACTTCTCCTACGGATTTACCTCTAATATTCAAAAAGATATATTCAATATCAAATGTCGCCAACTTATCAAAATCAAAATCTTTAGTAGTTACACAAGCATTGATAATTGATTTCAACGCATCTGCAATTTGATTATCATCTTCAGATTCAAGTGCCATCAGAAGAATCTTTTCTTCTTTTACAACAAAGGGTCTATATTTGATTCTTTGTTTTGTAGATGGAACGGTAAGATTATAAGTTGGTGTATTCAGAGTAGGTAAGGACATTAATTAAACTCCATATCATAGAGTTATTTAGTATCAAATTCTAAGGGAATTTTGTAATGTTTTTGCTCCAATAGATCTCTTATTCTGTAAAGTTTCTGTCGTAAAATATTCGTAATAGAACGTGGTTTGTAATCGCATTGGTTGATTTGGAGCATTACTCACGGTTAAATCATTAATCATATATGGAAATGCTTTGTGAAGACGAGTTCTAGTAACTACATTATGAGTATCATAACTGCTCTTTGCTGTCGATTTTGTTTTAGAACTAGTATTAGGTTCTAACTTATCAATAATAATATCATGAGCATAGTTATTGTAATATTGAAGTTGAGACAATATGGTTGGTGATACAGATCCAGTTCCGTATGAAGTTTCAAATCCAAAAATATAATCAGACCACAATCTTAAAAACTTCAATGGAGTATGGTCCATATCCATCAAAAATGAAACATTCATTTCAGTAAAGTTTCTGGTGTGTGCGTATCTAACATTGATACCAGGAACAATACCTTTTAAATCTCCAGTTGCAATACTATATCCTGGAATATTAACTTCATCTGCCAAAAAACTCAACTTTGTTCCATTATTTACCACATTGTCATTTCTCCCATAACTTTCTGGAATATTGGAACCAGCAAAAGGAAAACCTCTATTGTTCATAAAGTCAGTTAAAGTTCCATCCGTATTGATATTAAGTAACGGAGGGAGTTCAAAAGAGATATGATACTGATTTGATGTAGCTAATCCATAGTCACCCACAATATTTTTTCTAATTCTGTCGATGTTCATCTAAATAGGACTAGGAACGTATATTTATATTTAGTATGGCATATAGTGGGAAATATCGACCTTCCCATCCCAAAAAATACAAGGGAGATCCGACAAATGTTATCTACAGATCTTTATGGGAAAGAAAATTCATGGTATGGTGCGATAACAATGAAAATGTCCTTGAATGGGGAAGTGAAGAAATCGTTATTCCTTACATTTCTCCTCTTGATAATCGGGTCCATCGTTACTTCCCAGATTTCTATGTCCGAGCAAGAACTAAAACTGGCGGGACGCAGAAGTTTATTATTGAGATCAAACCACTTAAGCAGACAACGCCTCCCGAAAAACAACGCCGTCGTACAAAGAGGTATATAACTGAAGTTACCACTTACGCAGTTAATGACGCAAAGTGGAAAGCAGCAATTGAGTATTGTAAAGACAGACGTTGGCAATTTAAGATCCTAACAGAAAAGGAACTAAAGATATGAGTGTCATCGAAGAAATCAAAAAAGACGGCGCAAAAACTATTGCAAGACAACGATCTATAGCGTTTGAATATCTTTTTGACAAAGATTATGCAAAATCTGATGTCATGGTGGGAAAATTCTACCTTTTTGAATATGATCCCAAAACAAAAGTACAATTGGCACGTTGGGACAAATACCCTTTAGTTTTAGTAACTAATATCTATGAAGATGGGTTTATGGGGGCAAACTTCCACTATACCACACAAAAACAAAGAATGATCCTTGCTAAAAAGTTTCTAAATAGCAAGGTAACCATACCCCTTAAATTGCTACATAGATATATTGTAAGTCGAGCAGATAATTTATTTTTTGAAGTTCCAGAAGAAGAACTTGTTGAATTTGCTGCTTTATCTATAGAGGAATTTCGTGATAGTAAAAATAGATTTGTTAGTGCAAAGAAAGTTCAATTAGGTCAACGTAAGTAATGACAGCTACTAGGTTAATATATCCAAGAACCAGTGTAACAAATACTGGATTGTTTCTTACGTTTAGAGCGTATGACTATTCTGCAGCACCTACACCACCTGGTGCATTAGCAGATATTCAAAATATTATTTCTGGTAGTAATAAAGATGTAAATCTTACCGCAGATAACATTAATTCAAATTTAACTAGTGTTTTTGGTGGTGCTCCCACAGAAGAAGGTGGTTCAGGAATCAATCCCACAGCATCAGGTAATGCTAACTCATCACAAAATACTGGAGTAGCAAATATTTCACTATATCTTCCCCCTAAAATGGAATATCAATATGGTGCAGAGTGGCAGAAGATATCATTTGGTGCTTTGGGAAGTATGTTTGGAACTGAGGGTGCAGGTGGTTTCTTTGGTGCTGCAGCAAAAGGAATTGCATCAACCGCTGCCAATTCTATTGTCGATCAAGTTACTAAATTAAACGGATTTCAAGCAATTCCAAAAGTTGAAAATATTAGTTTAGATACTTTAGTAGGTGCTGCATTTGGTCAAACATTTAATGATAATTCCCTACAAACCTTCAATAAAATGCAAACAAGATCTTTCAACTTTGATTATCTGTTTGTAGCAAGAGATGTTACTGAGGAAAATGAAATCCGAAAGATTGTTAAACAGTTTAAATTGGGTATGCACCCAAGTTCAAAACAAAAAGGAAGAAGCAATTCCCTATTTTTAGGATATCCATACATTTGGAGAATTATCCCAAGTGGACTTAAAAGCAAATTTAAGGTTAAATCAAATGGTGTTGTCACTGATGTAAGTTCTGCAACTCCACATGTTAGTGACTTTTTACCAAACACCAAATACTGTGCATTAACCGCCATGAATGTTGATTATACCCCAGATAATGTTATTGCACTAACTAAAAATGGGTTTGTTCAAGCAGTTAGATTGAGTTTACAGTTTGCAGAACTCACAACTCTGGTAAGACAAGATATTGAAACTTTTGAAGATTTAACGCAAATTACCGAAGCATAAAAATGGCATATTTCGACAAAGTTCCAGAAATTCTCTATCTTAAATACGATAAAAACCCCAATGATGGTACATACATTGCCATCAAGAATATTTTTGCTCGCATCAAACTGATAGACAACATTGTACCAGGATCAACCATTTTTGAGGACTATTTTGTCCGTGATGGGGAAAGACCAGATACCATTTCTATGGATTATTACGGAGATCCAGGTTATGACTGGATTATAATGATGATCAATAATATCAAAAATCTGTATAATGACTGGCCAATGACACAACCAGTTTTTGAGACATATTTGAATGCAACGTATGATGATGTACGAGGTATTCATCACTATGAGACGATTGAACAGAAATATGATGATAATATCATTTTACCCGCAGGACTCCAAGTTGGAGAAGCATACAGATTTGTCGATCCAGACGGAAACTTAGTAAGTAAGGAGCAATCTAGAGGTCCAGTAAGTAACTACATTTACGAATTACGCAAAAATGACAAAAAACGCGAGATCTTTGTACTAAGACCCGCGTTAGTTGATCAATTTGTCGAAATCTTTACTAATGAGATGAAGTTTACTCCTAGTACAGAGTATCTCAACGAAACTCTAAAAATCTCTAATAATTAACTTTTGTTTTCGTGATTAAACTCAATCACGATTTTTTCGTGTTTTGTAGTTCTGTCAGAACAGTAGTAATGAGATGCTTTGCCATTTAGCAACTTTTCAAGGTTTTCAACCAAATTAGCGGCAATCACCTTGTTAGTTGCTTCACGCCAATCACCTCTAATACGAGGTTCATTCTCAGTCACGTTGTCTCCAATCATCAGGTTTGTCTTGTTTGAACCAATCAACAATTTCGTCTGCTGAACCGAATCCCTTTTTATAATTAGATGGGTCGGGATCACCTAGTCCCATCTTATTCATAAAATCGTCCATACTGCCCTCCTGGATGTCCTGTGACGCCTGACGACGTGCTTTGTTCAACCACTCACGAGCAGTAGTATAACGTTTGGCAAGTTTCTCTGCCCAAATCATGTCTTCTAGTTTCACTTCCTCCTTATTTGCAATTTTACTACAAATAAACTCTAACCTGAGGCGATACTGTGTAGAAAGCATGTTACTCTTCCGATAGATAGTGCTCTAATTGATTAATCCGTTGAAATTCGGCATATGCCGCTTCTGAGCGTGTATGGAGGACATCACGGATATCATCCATAATAAACGTCGGATCAATACCATCATCTAGGTATTTATCGATTGCTTCCTTGAGATACCTGTATCTATGCCACTCTTGAGAATATGGTTTGTAGTGCATAATAAGTAAGTTTCATAAGTAAAATTTACATCGACCCTTTTGGGCAAATTTTTGGCGGAGTTTTTTTTCCGACTTTTTTGTAACTAAAAAGTGAATTTCGTTTTGGGAAAATTTATTTAATAAATTTATCCATGCGAAGCTTGATGTAGTACATCCCGATGACCCACAGGGAGAAGAGGAACCCCTCCCCGTAGGACATGGAGTTCCAAGCGTGAACCGCTTCTCCCATCAGAAGTCCTCGTTGGCGAGGGAGTCAAAGTAGGAGTAGGTATCCTCAGATGCAGAAGCAACAGGTGCTGCAGATGCAGTCAGGTTGTTCAGTTCTTCCTTCATTGCAGCAGGCATTGGTGCAGGAGTAGGAGCACCGAAGTCCATCTCTTCATCACGAACCTCAGGTGCAGGAGCACGACCCTTAAGCACAGTGTCAAGACGGGTCTTCAGTTCGTCATAGGACTTGAAGTTCTTGGCATCAGTGAACTCATTCAGATCATACATCTTGTTATAGATTGCTTCCAGTTCAAAGTCGTCCATATCACGATCCGCATTACGCAGGGTTCCAGGACGACCGAAACCAGAAGAGTCATAGTTCCAGAAACCTGCAACCTTCTTAATGCGAAGGTTGAAATCAGCACCTGTCCAGAAGTCAAAAGGATTGATGGGTTCCTGACCTTCAAACTCAGGTTGCATCAGTTCAATGATCTTGTCATGAATCTTCTTACCATACTTGTAAAGGAAGACACGACCTTCGTTCTGAGGGTTAGCAGGATCTTTGATCACATAGATGTTGCTGTAGTAAGACAGTTTACGCTTCTGCTTACGAGCAACTTCCTTGTCGCTATCCAGACCACTGTTCCACAGCAGACGGTTTGCCTCGCTGACAGGATCTTGCTGACCAAGAGTGGTCAGAGAGTTCTCAATATACCATCCACCAGGACCCTGGAAGGCATGACTCCAGACCTTTGCCCAAGGCATGTCGCAACCTTCAGTGGGAGGCAGGAATCGAATGACGGCACTGCCGACACCTTCTTTACCCATGGTAGGTTTCCAGAGTCGCTCATCGACATAACCAGAAACACCTTCTACCTTATTGATTTCCTTGTTCAGTTTCTCCAGAAGGGAACCTTGGGCTTTGAGGGATTTAAAAGACATTTGTATTCTCCGTATTGAATGGATTTGTTGGATTGTGTCGTATTGACTGGATTATCATAGCAGGATCACTGCTCAGTGTCAAGCATGTGCTGACGCATGGCGTTGACAGACGTGCGAGCAATCTTAAAAATCTCAGGACCGATCTGCGTTGCTGGGAGACCCAGTTGCTTTGCCGCTACTCTGAAATTCTGTTTGACTAACTCACTATCTTCATCATCAGAAAGATTCACTCTAGTATATAGAACCTCTTGCATCTCGATCAACCGTTCCATCTTGTCAAGAAGTTCTGCTTGCTCCTCTTTGGATTTCATTTCCATTAGAGGTGCTGACATGTATATCTCTTTATACAGTTCGTGCATCTCCTCTACTTCCTTACGGACAATCTCAGATGCAAACATTCCTTTGTCGTTCATAACCTTTGCAGTACTAGTTGCTTGATTTTGGTGGGATCTTCTTCGATGAATGGATCATACTTATGTAGAAGGAAAGACAATTGCTTCCAGATTACATCCTCTTTTAGCAACGTGTCATACCTACTAACGAAATTAGTAATCTTATTTAACATAATAAGAGTTTCCAACATCACTCTACCACCAAGATATGCTTTCAGCAACTGGGAATGACCACTATTGCATTTAAACACATCATTAAAGTCGCTTGTGAGGATAGAAAGATTCTCAATATCCTGACCAAACAAATAAGAAATACTTTGCATCTTTCTTTTCCAGTCCATGTAGTTCTTCTCATTCATTTGAATGATATGAAAGTTGGAGTTGACTAGAAAATTAGATACAAAGTATTGTTCTACTTCTTCCGCTGTGTATTTTTTGGAGAGTTTCTCAAAGAAGTAAACATCATTCCTCTCCATGAATTTTTCTCTCGATACTTTAATGCTACCTTGGTATTTAAAGTAATCGTATGTTTTGCGACTGAAGTGTGTCTTCAGTGCAACATAAATTTGATAAACCTCAAAAGGGTACATAATTAAAGTGGCAAAACACCTCTAGTTGTTTTTTTGATATAGTTGAGGCGGGTTGCCTCTGCTTTAATCTTCTCCTTTAATGAAGGAGCGATTAGTTTTACAACTGATTCAATCTCAATGTCTTTTGACTCACAAAAATCAACGATAGCATCAATGTAATTGATGGTTCTATTGCTATCCTTGACCATGTTTTCAATAGTCATTGAAAACTTGTTCTTATCCATAAAGTTTTCATCAATTAATTCATTAATGTTCTTGTTTTTAGTGGGCATCTTTGTACTCTGCAATGTAATCGATTAGCAGAGGCACATAGTCGTCAGGGTTTTTGATGAACACTTGTGTGTCACCTGTTTGACAGGTAACTAAAGTAACGATCTGATCTACTTTAATACCAGAACGCTCTTCATACATCTTTGCGTATCCTGTCTCTTGAACAAAATAGTTCTCAATCCAGGATTCTTTCTTTTCCTTTGAAGAAGTTTTGAAATCTATAACGGAGAGTTTACCATCAAACTCAGCAATGCAATCTACTCGTCCAGCAATTCCAAACTCATGACTGAATAAAGGTGCCTCTTGGAAGTGTATGTTGTTAATACGACCAAGCATGGACTTTGCCTGCTTGAACAGTAACAACGCAAGATACTTATCTTTGTACCTTTCTAAGTCAAGATTATTGTTTAGATAATCTTCCACTATACTATGTAGTGAGGTTCCTACAGTCGCTGCACGAGTAGAGATTTTATTTGCTTCCTCAGCACCAACTCTGTTCCTCCACTCTGCAATTGATTTGCGTTTGCGAAAGGAACAGATGGTAGAGATCGATGGATAAAAATTCTCACCAACGGCGTAAACTCTTTTGCCCTCAACAGTTTGTGCTTTCAGGTCCTCAAGAATCACGCCCATATCAACATGATTAAACATCAACCGTACCCCAAATGCATTTTGCTAAGAATGTAACTCTTGATAAGACCACTTCTAACGATGTCATCAGTACCAAACTCAATACTCGCAAACTCATCCATAATCTCAAGAATCTTCATAAAATCAAGGATACCATTACGCTCATTAGTTTTAATAAGGTCGGTCTGCATAACGTCACCCGCAAAGATGATCTTACAATTTTCACCAACACGGGTGATAATTGAATCCAGTTCGTGGAAGTTCAGGTTCTGACACTCGTCAACAATCACGATAGCGTGATCAAGAGTAGTTCCACGAAGGAAAGATGTAGACCAGAAGGAGATTGTTTCCTGTGCCTTCAGGTTGTCATACAGCATGTCAAATGCTGGATCATCAGGCATCTTAAACATGTACTTGACCATGTTCTTATAAGGAATCTGATACAAGTTTGACTTATCTTCGTGGTCTCCAGGAAGAAATCCAATCTCTCTTGTAGGAACCAGAGAACGCACCATGTAAAGTTTCTCATAAGGAGATGTGCCCGAGAGGATCTCCTTCAGTGCCAGGTACATTGCAATGAATGTTTTACCTGTGCCTGCACAACCATACAGGAAAAGATTCTTTCCATTTTCGTATGCGTCGAATGCAGTTGTTTGATTGTCTGTTAAAGGATTGATCTCAACTAGATGATCAATATTAATTGGTTTCTTGCGTCTCATTTGTTTCGGAGTGCTGTTCACAAAATCAAATTGATTGTCTTTCCTTCTTCTTGGCATAAGGGTTAATGGGTGTCGATGTTAGAACCGTAGTTTGCTTTCTTGATAGATTTTAGAACGTCTCTAAAACCGTCAGGGACTTTGTTCCTGACTCCAGCGTCTCCAACAACACCAGGAAATGAATCATGGTACTGCTCAAGATGAGGATTATCTTGTTTATATTTATCGAGAACAGTAAAACTCATACGAACTTCACTAATCTCACCAGTTTCTTTATTCCTGAATTGATAAGTTGGCATTAACTTTCCTCATGACTTGTCCAACCCAATGCTTCTGCAACAATTGGGAACTGACCTGCAAAGATACACTTACATTCATTTGCAATGTCCATATGCTCTTTCTGTGTACCATGAGCAGAGCGTAACTCAATGTAATGGATCCAAGAACGAACTGATCCCGTCATGTACAACCTGGTGGGAGTTGCTAGGGGAAGCACAAACCGAGCACACTCCTTTGCGATTCCCATCTCTAGCATGTGCTTGTAGATGTCCATAGCAGAATCAAAGTGTCGCTTGATAGTAATCTCAAGTTCTTGCTTTGTAAAATCGTCAACATCATCAATAGAATTCTGACGATTCTTTGTATCCTGGCGGCGAAGATCAAACAGAGGGATCTCATCTGCCAGCAAAGAACTGTCAGCATACCGCTGGGAAAACTCTTGAAATGTGAACGAACGGTGACGCAAAATCTGAGCCGCTAGTCCCCTGGTGGTCTCGATCTCAAGCGTCATGTGTGCCTGCTCAAAGACGCTCCAGTGCTGGTGTTTAATACAATAGGATAAAAGACCCGCAACCTTTGGATTTTCTTGGTTGTTGGGGTTGCTAACACGTGCCACATACCCCATCGTCTTTTCAGCGTCAGGGGTAACAGTAATCAATTTAACTTGCATAATACGCTTGATAATACTTTACGATACCATGAGGGAGAGCATGTCCTTGTGAGACCCAATCATTACAGCACTCAGTAATTGACTGCATACTGTAAAGAGGTTCGCCATTTTCGTCGGTCAAACCTCCAAATCGATTGAGGAGAATGTTGTAAACTTCTTGGCGTAATTCCATACGCTCGTCGTTGTAGCGCCAATCTTCGGTCATTTTTTCTTCTTAGGTTTGTTCCCCCAGAGTTTCGGATTAACCATACCATACCATTTCTCCATTGTCAAGATCTTACCTCCTAGGGGTTTGAGGAGATCATAGTAAGCATCAAATACTTTTACATGCTTAGGTCCAGCAACATGATCGTGCTTAATTACACCATCAATTTCATATGTTACTAGGACTGCGTTGTTTGGCCATTCCTTTTTATCAATGCTTTCAGGAATACAGTCATGAGCAAAAACTACTACGTCATACTTAGAACGTAGTAAATTCTTATCAGATTCCGTTAGGTTGAAAGACATCGATGAGTTCTCTAATTCTGTTTTCACAGAATCCTGGGTTTGATAGTCGGACTCTGTGGAAAGTTTCTCGGGCATGGTGCTTTTCCTCAATGCATTTTTTAATCATGTAGATCACTCTGTCTTCGTTGACAATGTTCACTATTATTCACTCCATTGAATCTCAGGAAAAGCTTCTTTAACTACAGCATGGGTAATTCTAAATTTAGATTGCAGTAGACCGTCCTTGACCAAGCAAATAATATCTGCTTCGGTTTCATGGAGACCTTCAAGCAGTTGAATGAACAGTTGCTCTCGCTTCATACGAGAAAGAGTGTTTGCACCTTTAATAAATCTCCAGAGGTTACGATACTCTCTTTCAAGAACTGTATGCTCTGTTCCAATTGGTGCATCATTGCGAGTGAAGGGCACCTCACCTTCTGGAAGATCCGAATTAATATTGGGATCATAATTCCATTTAAGAATTGAGCGAAGTGCTTGTGAATTATTCTCTTTGAGAATTTGAATCTTTTCAGTTTTCGTTTTGGCATTAGATGCCTTTTTAATGACTTCAGAAATCAAGAGTTTCATGAGTAATACAAAGAATTGTGTGTTTTTATTTAGTCGTCGTCAGCAAAAGGATCAGAATCAAAAGCATCTCTCTGATCAAATTCAACACTAATCAGTTTTGCTACTTGAAACGGAATAGGGTTTCCCTCTTCATCCATCATTTCTGGATGTGGGGTAAATGATACTTCTTCTTCATCTGTTGCCAGTGCTTCCTGCACTTGTTCAACAAATCCAACATAATATGCATGAGCAAACCACCCAAACATAAATCCTAATAGTGTTCCTCCAATCGTAATTAACGTTGAGAACACAAGAACTACCGCTAAGTTCATTTTACTTACCTCCTCTTTAGGTTGAACCTCTTGTTTAGGTTCCTCTGGTTTGGACCTCCGACGCCTCCTCCTAGCAAGCATAAACTCATCACCTTTATTTATTGGCGATTGCTGACTTTCGTTTTCTGTTTTTGGTTCCAGGTTTTCTTCCTGGTCTTCGTTCGGTTTCATACTTCCATGCGTCGGTTAGAATTTTGTAGAGATAGTCCTTGATCTTTCTTGCTTGTGGTTTTGAAAGATGACCATATGCTTCTTTAGCAATTTTATCTTTACCCTTGATGTATAACTCAAGTTCTGTGACAATGGTAGAAACACTCGCAGCAGTAGGACTTTCAATAAAAGCAGTCATCTCTTTACGAGTGAACTTAGATGTCTTTACATAGGGGTAAAGAGAAAATAGAAACTTTCCGTCGAAAGCAGCATCGATTGACTTCTCGACTAGGACGTAAAGTTCTTCAGTAGGTTCCATTAGATAAGTTTGTTTTCTTGGAGGTAGTGCAGTGTGTCTTTGAATCCACCGATATGTCTGGTGTTAATAGAAATTTGAGGGAACGTAGCACCCTCACCAAACTCTGCGTAGAATTCTTTTTTAGTAAAGTCCTTTTCGTACTTGTACTCAGTATATTTAACATCTAAATTGTCGAATAGCATCTTTGCTCTATCACACCATTGACAATTTTGTTTTGAGTAGAGAATTACTTCCATGACCCCCAGAGGATAACTGTACGAATTATACCAATAAAAAAAGGGGGTGTCAACCCCCCAGATCACTGATAATGTTTTTACATGTATCTAAATTCTTCTTACAGAAACCACGAACGTATGAGTCAGTATCAACACTCATGG